AAAGAATTAGCAAATAGCGAAATTGGTGGAGTTCCCTTTGAAAAAGCAATCAGTTATATTTATAGAAAAACATTCAATCAGCCAATAATTAGAAGTAAAAAAGAATTAGGTGAAAGGAAGCAAAACTTAAAAGATATGGGTAAAATTATTGCCGATATTGGAAAAACAAAAAGAACTGGCAGAAGATTACCTAAAGATTTTAAAGACCTTGATATAAGAACAACTAAAGGCGACACATATGCTCATAAAACAGAAAAAGACAAGGATGGTAGACCTAAAGAAATTTCTGAAGAAGAATATGAGAATTTAAATGAAGAACAACAACAAGAATACAAAAGAAAAGATTATCTTGAAGGAGATGTTGCAGAATTAGATGATAAGTTTGCAATATCTACTGCTAAGAAATTAGTAGAACAAATTGAAAAGAACTTTGCTCCTACAACTTACAAAGGTTTTGAAGAATTTAATCTTCTTGGAACATTACCAGAAAATCCTGAAGAGTTTATCCGAAAGAAGTTCAATAATCTAAGAGATACCTTAGAAATTGAAATTCAAAGATTTTTATTAAATAAAATAGAAAAATTTAAAACAACCAAAAAAGAAAGAAAATCTAAAATTTTAACATATCTTTCTACATTTACTGATAGATTTAATATTGATGAAATTAAAACACAAAGTGTTGATAAAATAGTAGATAAGATAGACTTTGATGACTTAAGAACGAAAGCCAAAGAAAACAGACAAGAATGGCTAAATCCTAAGAAGGGTGGAAAAGTTTCCAAAGTTGTTAAGCAATATGAAAAAGTAGTAAATTCGATTATTAATAAAAGACTAATGCCGACTAGTGCAGAACTGTTAAGTGATAAAATAAGAAAAAGTAATGAAGAGTCTTCTGATGTGTTAATAAAAGCAATCGCTAAAGTATTTGAAGAAATACCAAAAAGAAACGAACTAGAAAAAATTCTTGGAGGTAAAGATGCTTCACCACTTGAAAAGGCAACAAGTCTAGTTAAGAAGTCAAATAAGAACTTTGGCAGATTTATGTTAAAATATAATGCTTTTGTTTCTTCAGATATTATTGATTATTATGAAAATTTCCAAGAACAAGTAGATGAACTTCTTTTTAAAATTAAAGAAGAAATTGAACTCTTTCCTGCTGGAAAAGAACAGAAGGATGCTCTTATTTCTATATTAGATGAAGACTTTATGGAAGATTTTTTGAATACCATAAGAGATAATGCGGTAGAATCCATAGAAGAAGTATTAAGACTTGAAAAAGAAAGATATATCGACAAAGATAAATATTCTCCCGATGAACTAAGAAAGAACATTTCTTATCTAAGAGAAAATGTAGAAGATGAAGGCATCAAAAAACAATTAGATGATATTCTTGCTTCTGATGTATTTAGAATGTTTTTATCTTCTAGAGATAAAACACCTGATTCAACAGGTAGAAAGGCACAAATTAAAGAGTCCTTTGAGAAAACAATCTCAGAATACAAGAAATATGAACTTTCTGAAAATGAAAAAATCAAGAAGGCTAGAAAACTTCTAAAAGATATGTTTTCTCAGCCTAATGATGATGACCCTGAATTTAAACAAAACTCGGAAATTGCAATCAAAGTTAGAGAATATGAAGAAAAATTCATTGGAGTATTAGAAGCATACAATGAATTGATTGTAAATAACGATGTTGCTGAAATCGCTACTGTTAAAGACACAATTAAACAATTAAGTATTTTTGTCAAAGACCCTAGAGAAATTCAACTCAAACCATTAAAAGATGAAATGTTCACCTATAATAAAGAAAAGGTCTTGAGAAAGATTGTTACAAAAATTAATGCAATTACTGATACTACTGGATTAGTTGGAAGAAAAGGCCCATCTAAGTTCCTTTCAGAAAAAGGACAAGAAGTACAAAGCACCGTAAAACTTTCACAAAAAGTATTTGATAATATGTTTGACAAAGACAACTTTGAAGAACAGATAATTAATCATTTAGATGGTAAGGTATTTACAACAGGTATATTTCCATCACTTAAGCCAACTGCTGATGCTTTAGTTCGTCAAGCAAAAGAATTAATAAAATATAATACTGAAGAACCTGCTCTATTAGGCCTCCTTAGAGAAACAGGGGAAAGTGAATTAAAATTAAATGAACAAGTACAGGGTGCTATTAAACAAGCAATAAAAGCAGTTCAGGAAGCAATTGCAAAACTAGAAAGTAAAAATAATGATGATATAAAAAGAATATCAAAAGAAGAGAACATAGAAGAAAAAATAAAAAATATTATTGTTTCAAGAGAAAACATAATTAATCAATTTAAGAAAGATATCGAACAACTAGAAAAATATATAGGAGAATGAATAAAATGACATGGGATTTTTATGAAACAGGCGAGGAATTTATCCTCAAAGAAAGAGAAGTAAAGAAAGAACTTTTGGACACATTAGGCCCAAAAGAGAAAAAGCGCATTAAGAAGATTTTACAATCAGCACAACCAACTGAATTTTTTGGTCAAGACTTTACAAAGTTAGGTGAGTTAGTTGGTGAACTTAAATCATTAAACTTTATTAAATCAGATGACAAACTAAAGAAGAAAATGAAAGGTATGGATGAGCGCAACGTAGATATAGTAGCCTCGGCATCCAAACTTCGTAAGGAGTATGAACTGCTCTATCGCCAATTGCGAGATTTAATCTATCCTAAAGGTAAAAAGGAGGAAAAGAAATGACAGAAGAAAATAAGGTAAGTAACGATATTTTGGCTATACTAAAAGCCTTAACAGATAAAATTGAATCATTAGAAAGAACAGTATATGCTAAAGATAATTTATTAATGAAGTCTGGTCTTGTTGTTTCTGAAAGCCCTACTCCAACAATGGATAATAAGATTGCTTCACCTGTTGGTGATGTTGGAAATATGGAATGGTCTGAAATTCATAAAATGGTAGAAAAGGTAGGGGGTCAATGATATGCCTGAAAGAGTAACAAAGGAAGAAAGAATGGTTTCCTTAGCCATTGAAAAAGCAAGAAAGACAATTGAAACATTAAGAGAAACAACTCAAGTTATTCCTGTTGATACAGAAGTCGAAGTTCAAAAGATTAAGCGACCTAAAGTTCAAGATGCTTCAAAGATTACAAATCAAACTCAAGATAAAGAAGGTTATGGTTTAGCAGGTGAATCCCTAAAAAAATCAGAAATTAAAAAGTTTGAAATTAATAAAATTAACGATTTAATAGGAAAAAAGGGTTCACTAGATGAACTTACCAGAATGGTTGAAAAATATGGTAAAACTTCAGGAGGTTCTTCTTCTTCTTATTACCCTTCTGTAATGATAGATGGAGCATTAAGCATTTCAATGGAATCAGCAGATGGTAGTTCAGAAAAGTATGAAATCAAAAATATAGATTTTATAGCAAAAGAATATTAAAGTGATAATTCATGCCTCTTCTCATTGAAAAGGATAAGGACTCTTCTGAAAAGATTATACGTCTTTTCGAGAAAACAAGAGTCGCTTATCTATCTGCTCGCACCGACCCCAAAGAATATGGGAATAGGTGGCGTAAAGCAATTGATGACATTAGAGAACTCTATGAAGAACTTAATGAATTTAGCAAGGAATTAAAACAATTCATACAAGAAGATGAATTAGAAAACAAAGAAGCAAAAGACCCTACAAATAATATCGCTGAAAAGATTTACAACGGTATTAAAGAAATGCGTTTCGGTTCTGAATTAATTGAAGACCCTTTTGCTAAAAACTTCAAAGGTGATGTTCTTGAAGCATTACTTGAATCTCCAGAAACTATGATTAAATTTGTCCACTATGCTCTAAGGGCTGACAATAAAGCCCTACCAAAAGAGATTTGGAGCATTAAAGATATGCAACCCGACACGATAACGGAGGGTCTAACGGGACTCGACCTAGATGAAGACGATATTGCCCTCTACATTATCGAACAGTATGGGGATGAAAAAGACTCAAGGAAGGTTGAAAGCAAAGTTAAATCGGCACTAGAGATGTTAGAAACTTTATTCTTTTCCAAGTACAGTGAAGAAGAATTCGATGAACTGAAAGACATTGAAGGCATTGAGAAGGCTGAAAAATCAGAAGATGAAAAGGCTGAATCGGATTTCCTCATCCCAAACAAACCTATGTATCGAATTTTTGAAATTGACGATATGAAAGAATTAAAGGGATTTAGTGGGGAATACGTCATACAAGAAAAGTATGATGGTATGCGAATACAGTTACATAAGATAGATGATAACGTAAAGATATTCTCATACAACGGTAACAATATTTCAGATAAATGCCAAGAACAAGTCAAAGAATTAAAGAAAAAGAAATACGGAGATTGTATTCTTGATGCAGAATTAATTCTATTTGATGGTGATGAAGCCTTGCATCGGGCTGATACAATCGCACACGTTTTCAAAGGTAAATATCCTGATGCAAAGGTAAGAGCGCACGTTTTCGATATTATGCGACATAATGAACAAAATCTTGTTGAAGAAGAATTAAAAGATAGAATTACGATTCTATTCAACAATTATGCATCACATTCCACAGAAGCAATAGAGTTCCCTTCAAAGAAAGATACTCGAACTGCTGATAATCTAAAAGATGTTGAAGAGTATTCAAAAGAGATTATGGAGATGCCAACATCAGAAGGAGTAGTAATTAAGGATTCTACCTCAACATACTTTATAGGAACAAAAAAGAATCCTAAGTGGATTAAATGGAAAAAGTTTGTTGATTTAGATTTAGTTGTTTTAGAAAAGAAGACTACGAAATCTAATCTCAATTCTTATACTTTAGGAGCAGGGCCAGCAGAAGGTGAAGGTAAATTCTTTACTGAAATAGAAGGCAAAACTTACATGAATGTAGGAAAGGCTCTCAATACAAAAATAGAAGTAGAAGTTGGAGATATTATTAGAGTTAAGGTTGATGAAGTTAAAAAGAATGGAGATAGATATACTTTGTTTTCTGCAAAGGTTATCGAAGTCCCTGAAGTCGAATATCCTGATAAACTCGTAACATTAGAAATGCTTTCTCAAGACACTAAAAAGTCATTAAATTATGATGTCAAAGCATTAGAAAAAGGAATTAGAATTACAGACCACATACACGGTGAAGCAGATATTATTGTAAAGTCGGACTTAGATGGTTTTACAATTTACGGTTTTGACGAAAGTAATCTAATGTCTAAAAATGCTATAATTGATATGGATATGTGGAAATCAAAAGTTGAAGAAATTATGAAGACTAAACAATCTAAATTAACACAAATTGTTTTTAATTATCTTAAAAATATGGGTTCAAAAGAACCGAAAGAGATTCACAATTTCTTAACAAAGAAACACAGTTCAGTTTATGAGGATATTCTTGAAGGAAAAATGTCAAGAGTTAAGAATTGGTTTGAAAATAGAGATGGTATCGGTTACGATACAAACACGAAAAAACTCTTTGCCGAAGAAGATAAAATTATCAAAGAGCCTGAATTACTAAAAGCATATAAAACTCCAGAAAAGTATAGAGAAGGTGAATTTAAGGTATATCTTAGAAAAGATGATAACCTAAATATCGCTATGAAATTAGATGACGAAACAATCAACTGGTTTGTAAAGTTAGAAAGCGATGATAATATATTTGATTTGTTTGGTAAAGCAGGTAAATATCCAGCAGAAGTAGCAAAGACTTCTTCAAGAGAAAAAGTTGTTGATTCTGGTTCTGTAAAATTAGGTGTTCAAAAGGAAGGTTATCACGAATATTTCTTAAACGGTAATAAATTCCAAACTAAAATTCATTTTAGAGTTGTAGAGAGTAAAGGAGATAAAATGTGGATTGCTTGGACTGGCTACAAACAAGAACCTGCTGACGACGATGAGGACAAGGGATTGTGGAATATCTATGAGGATAGGTATAATTCCTTGACCATACCCACTGAATAATGCGTGGGTATTATATATTCAAATCGGATAAACTGGTTTGAACGACATGAGCATCAGTATAAGTTCATCCAGAAATGATGATTTCGTCATCATTAAAAGCGATGAATTGATGATTGGTGGTTATGCTTCGATTGAAATTGTAGATAAACAAAATGATTTAATCACGCTTAAAGCATTAAACGAAGCAGTTCTAAAATTTATGTCAAAGCCCGAATATAGAAATGTAATGACAAATCATTCAAATGTTCAAGTTGGGGAAGTTGTAGATTCATATAGAGATAAAACAGGGAGATTGTGGAAAACTGAAGTTGATGATGTTGGATTCTTTGTTGTAATCAAATTAAGAGATGATATAGAAAAAGCCAAAGAAGTTGGTAGAGGTATTCGCAAAGGGTCATTAAGGTCTTTTAGCATTGGTGGACAGGCATTAAAAAAGTCTAAGAAAAACCACGACGAATTAGGAGAATATAACGAAATTAGTAAGTTAGAACTCCATGAAGTAACAATATGCGAAAAAGGAATTAATCCCGAAGCGAGGTTCGATATTCTAAAACAGGATAAAGGAAGTGAAAAAATGTCTGATAAACTAGAAAAAGCATTGGAAGAATTAGACGCATTGATGGATGAAGTCAATACGTTGAGAAAGGAAGAAGAAATGATGAAGCCTGATGAGGAAACTGAAAGGGCTGATGATGACGTGGAACGTGGAAACTATGAAGAAATGTCTGACGAAGAAGAGAACGCTGACGAAATGATGGAAGAAAACGCTGAATATTCTGATGAAGAGAATAAGGCTTACCTTCGTACATTAGATGGCGCAGGTAATCAAATCGGTGAACCTGCTGATAGAATCGTCATTAACAATGGTCGCCCAACATCTTCGGATATGCCTGTTGTTAAGGCATTCGGAAACAATGAGTTAGAAACTCTTGATTTGTCCGTTGGCAACATTGAGAAGGCTTACGAGGCTTTCCGACAAGAACAACTCGAAAAGTTGGCTTATGACAACTTGCAAAAGTCTTTTGAAAACCGCTTTGCAAGAGAAAAGAATGCAAGAGAGAATACACTTGCAAAGTCACAATATGACGCACAAAGCGAAATTGCATCCCTTAAGGATGAATTTACAGCATTAAGAAAGTCTTTGACGGCTGAGAAGGAAACAATCCTAAAGGCTCAAGAAGAGGCAAGAATTGAACTCCCAAGTATTGATGATTTGGCCGAAATGGATTGGTCAGACATTCATAAGATGGTTGGAGGAAACCTTTGAGGTGATTTAACATGGTTGGATATATTAACACAATTGCAGATTTAGAAGCACAAACATACGGAACAGGCACTTTTGCTGGCAATTCTTTGCTTAAGCAAGCAGGAATGGTTGGTGGCATTCACACAGGACATGATGGTGGCCCATCTTTTAGCGGTTCAGCCGTTTCAGATGTTTCAGCCCTATACAACATCGTTTACGGACAAAAGGTATGGTCTATGTTGAATAGAGAAGTAAATGCTCTTTCAATGATTTCAAAGCGACCATACTCTTCTAGCGGTTGGAGAGTTCTAAAGTCAAGACCTGCGGGTGGAAGCGGAAACCTGTTTTCTGTTGATGCTTCGGGAACGGCTTCTTTGGGAGAATTAGGTTCTGATGACCCAAGAGCAGATTTAATTGGTGGTGTTCCTGAAAATGCCGCATTATCAACTGCGGCAGATGGTCTTGGCCCAATTGCACCAACATATGCTCAATTAAACATGAGTCCAAAGGTTATTGCTCATCAATTCGATTTCAGCGAATTAGCAATGGAAATGGCTCAAATTGATGATGGTATTGGCGATATTAGAGCGCAAATGCGTGAAGATATGGGTAAGCACCATGCAGAAGTTCAAAACAAGATGTTAGTTATGCCTTTGGAGCATTTCGGTGAATCTGCGGCTATGCCTAACATTACCAACAACTACACCTCATTAAACAAGGTTATCTCTTCAAGAGCAGAACTGTTGGCTATTGATGGTGGAGTTATTGCTACTGATACTACTTCTGCTTCTAACGCATTAGGACAAATTTACGGTAGCGAGCGATTTACTGCCGCATCTTTCCTAGATTCTGAAGTTGATTTTGGTTCGGGATATGCTTCTGGAGATGTTCGTTCTTTGACTCTAACTCGTCTTAATGACATGATTAGAAACCTAAGACTTGCGGGTGGTTCACCAAAGGTTATTTTGACTGGATATGATACTATTCAAGCACTTGCTGACCTATTGCAAAGCCAAGAGCGATTTATGGACAGAAAAGAAGTTGTTCCTACTGTAAATGGTGTTCGTGGAACAAAGGGTCAA